TTATGGTTGTAAGGCCTGTAGTAATCATAACCTATTACATTATATATTACATTAGGTTTAATAGAATTAATTGGTATTTTTAAAGTATCTCCTTCTTCTGTTAAAGCGAGTACGTGTGTTACTTTAGGTTGATTTGATTTATAGTAATAAGGTGAACAACCAGATAGCATAGCAAATAACATTATACTTAATAAAGTAAGTATAGCTATTACTCTTCCTTTGTCTCTTTGTGTATCTGTCATATTACCATATATTTAGTTTTACCGTCTTTACGGTAAGCTTTTAAACATCTTTTTCTATTTGCTTCTTCGCTAACGTAACTGACATGTACCCAGTTTGGGTTTTCATCAGTACCAAATTCCCATATCATTTGATCGTAATCGCAATTAGCTTTTATCCAATTAAACATCTCTGCGTTAGAAGCGTGGCCAAATGTATCATCAATATCAATTGCTTGTCCGTGACAATGCTGTGATTTAGCTGATCCGCCAATAGCTTTATTAAGTTCAGGTCCACGATAAAACGAATTTATCTTTATAGGACCTCCTACGTGAGTTCTAAGAGGTTCAAACACATTTTCTGAAACCTTTATCATGTTATATAGATGATCGTCAGAGGGATCGTTTTTTAAACCTAATCTTAGCGCAGTTATGCTATACACGCCTTCCTTGTAACTTACGTGTTTACTTATTCTTTGCATTATTTTTTTATTACTTCTTTGATAGCTTTAGCTTTTGCTTTGATGTTTTTAGCTTTAGCTATTATAATATCATCTACAGTGGTCTTGTTCCAAAGCAACACCCACATATCTTTCCAATACTCTTTAGTTAATTTCCACATAATTTATTATTTACAAATACATATTTCACAAAATGGACACATAATTTTAAAATTTAGAAGCCGTGTTGACTTCGTTAATACTCTCTTGAATTTCTTTTAAACCAGCAGGTAATTCAAGGTCTAATCCTGCTTTAAAAACTGTTTCTTTTATACCACCTTTAAATATTATTATTGTAGGTGCCATACGTACTCTATATTTTTTCTTTGCTTCTGGTGCTTCAGCTATGTTAACTCTATAATAAGTTGCATCTTCTATTTGTTGCCACTCAGCAAAACAATTAGCTTCATTAAATTTAGCCCAAAACTCCACAACAACTGGTAGTGATTGATCATCACCAAATGCTTTATGTTCTTTTATTTTATCTTCAAAGTTAGAATCATTTAACCAATACTCCTCTGGTACATCAACCTGACCTAATGATATAAATGGAATTAAAATTAAAATTAAATATTTCATGTTATTTGTTTTTTTGTATTTCGTATAATCTTTCATCAATTTTATCTAATTGATCTCTCATCGCCTCAACATCTTCTTGTGTGTCAAGTATTGTCTGGCGAATCAACTCGTCTTTTAGATCATACTCTATTCTATCTATTACTGGTTCAGGCAACTCTTTTGCTAAAGCTATATCAGCTTGTAAAGCGAACCACATAGCAGCCAAGCTAAATACGCCTGCTCCTATAAGTCCTAATGTTTTTAAATCTAATGTTACCTTTGTTTCTTCGCCTATTTGTTTTGCCATGACTATCTAAATGTATAATTAATTCCAAAGTTTGAATTGAACATTTCAGTGTCCCAAAATTTAGTATACTCTCCTTCAACAAACAAACCGATTGATTTGCTAATCTTAACTCCAAGTACTAAACCAGCTTGATAGTCACTCCATTGTTCACCGTCTAATAAGTTATTGTGTCCACCTTTACCCCAGCTGTTTCTGTGTAAATAGCTGAAATCCTCATTACCTTGTATATATTTGTGGTAAGGTAATATCCAGCTACCATAAGCGTGTAGCCAAAAGTTATTTTTGTAATGGTAAAAGTCTGCACCGATGACTGGAGCAACTTCACCAAAAGCATCAAGATCAGCCCAAGCTTCTTGATTGTATCTATTCAACAAACCAGGCATTATTCTGTCTCTAAAATCAGCATCGGTATAAGCCACTATATCTCCTTGTTCGTTAACCCAATACCAGTCATATGTTGAGTTACCAAACTCATCATTTTGTGAATAGTATATGTCATCATAACCATACTCAAAACCTAGAGTGTACCATGGGTTTACAGCATCACCATTTTCATCTTGTTCGTTTAACCATATTTCTACTGGATTATAACCGTAAGGACGTTGATGTGTTCTATATATTGCACCAGCAGATATACTAAGTTTCTTACCAATAGGTAACCTGGCTCTTAATTCACCAGACATGTATTGAAAATTTATTTTACCAGTTTCTCTAGCTTCAAACTTAGCTATGTGATAGTCTCCTGTGTGTCTTACAAATAACCTTTTGTTTTCAAATTTATCACCGTTAAATCTTTCTTTTTCCCAGTGTAATAAATATTCTAATCCTTGTACAGCTGATGTAGGTGCTGATAAACCTATTTGTTTTTCTACCTTTTGGTTACCTGTCCAAAAGTTACCAGGTTTTATTTCATAATCAAACCTAGCTAACTTACGAATACCAAAACCATATCTATAATTGAAAGGGTGGTAGTCTGCTCTGTCTTCTACTTGTGGTATGCCATAAAAATCTTCAGGATCTGTACGTATGAAGTAATTAGGTTGGACCAACCTAGCGTTCTCTATATTACCGGCGGTATAGAACGTTCCGTACTTAAGGAAATCTTTGTATAATTCTTTAAAAAATTGTGCTTCAGCATTGCTAGAGATCAGCAGTGCTACAATTAATAGTAGTTTTTTCATAGTTAAGTCGTTATTCTTTTATTATCACTTGTTTTCTTGATTATTTAGATATTCATCTACTTTCTTTTTCATCCAAGCACGTCTTTCTTTACCGGATAAATCATAGTATTCATCTTCTTCAGCCCAAGACATATTGTCTAATATAAATGCTTCCGCAGCGTCTTTAATCTTTTTGTTTCTCTCTCTAGTTTCTTTAGCTTTTATCTTACCCTGTTCTTTACGTACTTCTTTTGCTTGAGTTTTTATATCTTCGTGTTCAGGGTATAACTCCATATTCATTTGATAATATGGCCAACCCATAGCAACAGCAACTCTTTGCCAAGTAGCATGTCTTTCTTGTAAGCTACCTTGTATATTTCTTAACAACAGTATAGCTTTACTTAAAGGTATGTTTGTTGCTGCTTGAGTTTCAGCACCTATAATATCCCACAATGGACTATCTAATGCTAATCCTCTAGCGTTTATAACATCTTTTTCAAACTTGTAAGTTTGTATACCTGAGTACATTAACCTTGCTTTACTACCTAATGTAGGTGACATGTTTATAGCTTCTATCAATGTATATGTGTGATCAGCGTTCCAACCTTTCTTTTCTTGCGCGTGATACTGTAGTAGTATATTTTTAATAGTAGATACTATAGCTCCAGGTAAACCAGATCCTCTAAGTATTGTATCACCCATTTGATTTACCGCTCTAAACTTTTGACCATACTCTTTAGCTAATTGTTTTTCATTATCTGCTAAATCATCTTCATCAAAGAACAACGCGAATAAACCTGTCTGCATAGCATTGAATATAAAGTTTTGTAAAGCTCCATAGTATACTATTTTACCAATATTAGACATATCACTTTGGTATTGAGTTTTGTAAGGAGGTGTTATTCTTCTATTTACTAAATCTAAACCTGCCATTTTCATAACTCTATTATACTGGAAAGGTGTATTTTGCCAAGCAAAAACCGTTCTACCTAATGGACCAGCTTGTAATGGTGATATTTTAGAAGGATCCGCAGACTGCTGGTTTCTTTCTGTTACTTCAGAAAAATCTTCAAATGCTTTTGCTTCAGCTTCAGCTTTAGGCATGCCTTGCTTTATGTATGTTTTAGTTCTGTTTATAAGAAAAGTAGCACCACCAGTTGCAATAGCTAAACTATCAACAGCTCTTGTAGGTGTAAAACCTATCTTTAATAAATAAGCTAACATACCTTTGAAACCACCGCTATTAGCTGCTTCTGCCATTTCAGCTTCTTGTACATTAAGCTTTAAACCAGTTCTTCTTTGTTTTAGCTTAGGTGAATTAAATATTTTTACAACATGTTTTACATAATTAGGTAGGTTAGCAAAAGCCGCTGCAGCTTTAAATATATTATTATCACCGTAGTTTATATAGTTAAATAAAGATAAAGACTGTAATGTTGCAGATCTAAAGTTTATAAACATAGTAGCACCAACAGAGTTGTTGATCCACATCATAAAGTCATTCAACTGTTTATTTGAACCAAACTGTCTATTGCTACCGGTTTTCATACGGTATATACTATCTTCTAAAGAATCTCTTAGTGCTTTACCAAATATAGCTTCTATTTTATTTAGATTATCTTTGTCAAATACTTCATCTACATTTTCTGTAAACTCTTTTAAAAACTGAGCTCTACCAACTTTATCAGTTATACTAGCTAAATCAGATAAAATAGACTCAGCAACCCAATGTTCGCCAGGTTTAACATAACCTTCTTTTATACCTGTTATTTTACTTAGTTTATCAGCAAACGCTTTTAATTCAGGATCTGCTTTCATAATTCTATTAATAGATAACAAATCTCTTTTAGCTATACCAGGTATATTGAAACCAGCTTTTTGCCATAAGTAAACTCTAACCGCTTGTTGATATGTAAAAGCACTGTTAGGTACTTCTTTGTTTAAATTCTTTTTAACGTTTTTAAAATCTTTTAACAAAGCGTCATAGTCAATACCTACTTGTTCTCTAGCAATATCTAAAGCAGCAACACCTCTGTTATAAGGTTTTATTAATGTGTCAAGGAAAAACTTCCAAGCTGCGTTACCTTGTTTACCTTTTGGTAAGAAGTTATATAAAGCTAAAGCAAAGTCTTGAGCAGATGGTGGTAAGTAAAACTTAAATCCACCAACTTTAGAACCTTTTAGTTTAGCAACAGCATCAGAATATCTAGCTTTAGCAGATATACCTTTTTTATCCTGTATCATTTTATTAAGTATATCACTCTTAGTTTGCGTACTTGTTTCGCTAAACTTTAAATTAGGTTGACCTTTTTGATTTACTCTACCAGCTTGATATACTTTTGATTTAACATCAACAGCATCTAATATCTGTTTAACAGCTTTAACATTTTTTATAGCATCATCAGCAAATAAAAAGTCATTATAACCATTAGCTGCTTTATCTAGCATCCACATTGCTTTTGCGTCTGCAGTACCATTTTCTAAACCTGTTATGTTTTCTATAGGTATTTCTAAACCTATACCTTTCATGAATGCGTGTATAGCACTTGCTGCGGCTTGTGGTCTAGCAGTTAAAACAAATATATCTGTGTTACCAAATTTATCTCTTAGAGATTTTGCTTTATTATAGAAAGGACCTTTCTTACCGTCTATTACTTGGTTAAACTGACTAAAGTCAAACTCAGCACCCATAGCTTCAAGAGTTGCTGACTGTAACGCAAACTCTGTAGCGTTTATTTCTTTTGTAGTACCGTCAGGCATATTAACTATAACTTGACTATTTGTATTTGCCAATGTGTCATCAAAGTCTAGAACACTAATACCTTTTTGAGGTTGATTAGGATTTGCTTGTAAAGCTCTAACAGCATTTATTAAATCTAGTTTACTTTTAACATTAACGTAGTTATTAGTATTACCTGTTGAAGAAAACTTAAGCCCTAGTTCATATTCAGCTTTAAGCTTAGCAGATCTTTCAACACGAGACTCACCAAATATACCTTCAGCAATTGTGTTTTCTAATCTAGCTAAAGCTTTACCACTTGTTGAACCAGCTATAACAACCTTACCTTTAATGATTTGTAGTTTGTCTATAGCTTTAGTATCATAAACATCTGTTAAATATTGTGTATGGTCTTTATAAGCTTCTCTTAGTTCTTTGTCTAATCTATTTTCTAACTCAGCTTTACTTAATCCTTTTTTGTTATATCTAAAGTTAAATATTGCATCAGCAATTTTTTGTGCTGTTTTTAACCAAGCACCAACGTGCTCACCCTTAGGTCTTAATACTGATTTAACAGCGCTTTCTACTTCAGCAGGTGTTTTGTCAGGAAACTTATCTTTTATAAACTTTTTTACTTCTTTATACTTAGGGTGTTTAGTATAGTTTTTACCTACAGCTTGAGATCCGTCTAATATTTGTATAAAGTCTAATCTTGATGTACCTTTTAAACCACCGACAATATTGCTTTGAGCTTGTAGCATGTCGTATATACCTACATCAGTCATTTTGCCTTTAGCCATTGATTTAGCTATATGTATACCTAATTCAATATTAGCAACGTTAGCGTTGTCAATTTCATCTTTTAATTCTTTTATTTGATCTAACTTCTTTTTTCTAGTAGTATCTTGATTAAGTATTTTTTGTATTTTCTTAAACAAATCAAACTTAATGTTCATCAACCTAACGTCATCAACTTCAAAAGGTAAGTTTAATTTACTTTTTAAATCTTTCTTTAATGATTCTTTATCTTTAAAGTATCGACCTTTTGTTCCATCTTTTTTATTTTCTGCTGGATCTAATAATCTATACACAAAACCTAGTAGTTCCATGTCTTTACCAAAAAGATTCATTATATCACTACCTAAATCTTTAGCAAGTATCTTTACGTCTTTTAAATAATTATCTCTTAACGTTTTACTACTTTTGTTCGTTAAAGCTCCTCTTTCATTTATTACATCATATATACCGTTAACTTCTTTTATCGGACTATTTTTAGCCCACGCTTTCCATTTAACATTACCATCAGAATCTATCTTACCTTCTTTAATTAATTTATCTACAAATTTCCAAACATCTTTATTGAAACCTTGTTCAAGTAAAGAATTACTATAAACCTCTTCATATCCTTTATCTCTTACTAATTGAGCAAGAGTTTCTGATTGAGGTATAAATGTGTTTTCAATATATGATTTTGGATCAATACCTTTTGGAACAGATATATCAGAGAATTTTACTGAAGGATCTCTATCTATTTGTTTAGCTATAACAGCAATGTCATTATCCATAATAGCATTACCATCAAGCTCTGCTATCATAGCTCTTCTTTGTCTTACCTCAGGGCTTTGTACTATTTCCATAGTAGCATCAAAAGCTAGTTCTTGAGCTAATGCTTCTGCTAACGCATCTTTTCTAGTGCCCTTAGTTGAATTACCAACATTGTCACCTAAGAAATAATTTATAAACTCTTCTTTGGTTATGTTTTTCTTTTTAAATATAGCGTTACCTTGTGGTGTCTTTTCTCTTTTACCAGTGTTTTCTGCAAACGGTTTGAATCTTTTGTTTATAACAGATTGTGGTAAAGCTTTGTATATAGCTTCAAAGTTTTTGTCTAAATAATTTTTAAACTTAGTTCTAGTACCTATAAGGGTTTTTATAGTTTTAAACAACTCTGTTCTATAACTATCTTGTAAAGATTTTTTAAAGTCTTTAGAATTAATATCAGGTAACCTAGTACCAAATGTTTTTTCTACCGCAGCTTTTATTTTAGTTATAACAGCGTTAGGTATATTTAATTGTCTTCGTAGCTTAGAGTTTCTTTGTACCTGATTGTCTATAGATACTTCAGACTCAGCAGCAGCAACACCTCTTGCTTCGCTAACATCTAACTCAAAGTTAGTTTTTAATATCTTATTAGCAGCTTCTATAGTTCTTGATTTAATATACTTATTTATATAAGCAGCTAAAGGCACACCTGATTTAGGGTTGTATTTAGTTATCATACCGTATACACCTCTTTCACCAGTTAGTATCTCTTGTATTAAATCGTCTTTATAAGTTTCGTAACCAGGTACTTCTCTGTATTTGTTAGCTAACTTATTAGCCATACCTCTATATTTTTCTATAATTTCAAAAGCGCCGTTAACACCTTTTTCATTATATATATCAGTTACAATTTGTGAATCAGATGATTTTATTTCAACATCTTTATCAGTTATTTTTTTCTTAACTCTATCACCTTTTCTTTGTCTTCTAGCAGCTGCTATATCATTTTTCAAAGCGGTTTTGTTTATATCACCGTCTTTTAGTTTTTTAGCAAGAGACGTTAACCACTCTACAGTATCTTGTTTACTTTGAAAAGGTATTGGTATATCAGATTTTTTATTTACTACATAACCTAGTATTCCAGATAAATAACCTTCTTTTTCTAAGTTTATTCTACCCTCCGCAATATCTTCTAAAAATTCCATTACTAGTTCTTCAGAACCTTTAGCTTTTGATCTAACTAATAATCTATTATACAGACCTGGGTTAGCTTTACTCGTATAATCTAATATAGCATCAGACATGTCATCAAAAAAGAAATCATCTTTTCTAGCTATATCTTCAAACACATCATGTCCTAACTCATGAACACCAGTGTAAACCTTCTGGTTTTTCTTCATGTTATCTGGTATAAGATATTTAGTTTTATTATCTCCGTCTTTTTTATAAAAACCGTTTTTAGTACCTTGTCTTATGCTATTTATCTCTTGTTCTAACTGATTAATTTGATCTTGTTTTTCTTTAGTTAGTTTACCATTTTCATCTAAGTTGTCTTTGTTGTTTTTAATACTATTAATAATGTCTCTAACAACATCAACAGCACCTTGAACATCTACTATATTAAGACTTTTACCTAGCCTTTTATTTAAATCTATATCTTTTTCTATTTGCTTATCTACTCTATCATCGTAGTAAAGCTTTTCCATTGTTTCTTTTATTTGATCTTCTGTAGGTATTTTACCATCAAATGATCTAATAGCTTTTTGTCTTAGCTCGTCAAATAAATCTTTATCATTTGTTTCTAATACAGCAAAAGCGTTACCAAAAGAATCTTTGTTTCTATATGTATCTCTTTGAAATTGTAATGAATTAAACTTATCAAGTTTATCTTTTAATTCTTTTTGTTTTTGTTTATTACTTTTGTCACTAGCTTCAATTTCTCTAGCTTCAGCAAGTATCTCAGCTTGCAGTCTTGTAGCTGCATCATAACCTCTTTTACCTTCTTCATCTATATTATCAAGCTTTGCTTTTTCAGCTCTATATAAATTGTCCATATCACGAATGACTTGTTTAGCTTCAGGAGAAGTTTTATCTTCTAAGTTTCTATATCTTTCTTGAAGATCTAGTATTTGTTCTAGGTTTGCACTACTAGTTATTGAAGCTGTTGCAGCACCTACCGCAAACTGACTACCACCTAAGGTTAAACCCATTAAACCACCCACAAAACCAGCATGATCCATACCTTGAGTTAATTGACTATAGTGTAAATCACCAGCGGCATAACTTATCATGTTTTGAGATAACGATGTTAAAGCTTCAGATCCAGCTTCTATCATTGGTGAAGCTAAAAGAGTTTCTCCAGCCATTTTTCTTCGGTATTGTTTACCAGCACCTTTTATCCACTCTTGACCAAACTTTTGTGTCATTATTTTAGAACCTCTACCTAATATCCATACAGTAGGTAAAGTACCTAATACAGATTCAGCTGTACCATAACCAACAGATCTCATAAACATTTCACCTTCACCATAGTCTGTACCATAGTATTTATTAGAATGTTCTAGTCTCATCCACTCTTGACCACCAGAGTAAGTACCAACAACATAAGGCGCGTATGTACCACCACTAGCTATTATCGATGCTAGTATAGGTATTTGCTTTGACATCTCTGCCATAAAAAATTCACCAAAGTTACCATCACTAAAAGCATCTTCAAACTTTATATCTCTTTGATAATCTTCTCTAGCTTCTTGTGACCAACCATAATAATCAGCTGCTGCATCGTCCACAATATCATCTAGTAATATAGACGGTAGCCCAACACCAGGAATAAACCTAGCAAGTTTGTGAGCCATATATGCACCACCAACTAATATATCAGTAGTACCTAAAGCAATATTAGCTCCAGACTTACTCCATACATCATAGTCTCTTCTTAATAAATCCCATTGAGCTTCTCTATCAGCAACCTGATCAGCTGAAGCATGAGCTTCTCTTTGTAAGCTATTTGCTTCTTCTATAAGATCAGCATGTTGTTGTGAAAAGTTTATAAAGTTTAAGTATTGATCTTTAGGTGTTATCTTGCCGTTAGCTAATTGAATTACTTCACCTTGATAATCATCTGGAAAATCCCATGTTTGATTTGGGTTTTGATACCAATCAATATAACCTTCCATAAACTTTTGTTTTTCAACAGCTTCGTTTAGTTTATTTTCTGCTAAAACACTTTTCTTTATAGATTCTTTTTGAGCTTTATCAGATTCTTGAAGATTATAAGCTTGCATTATACCCTGCGTGCTTTCAGGTTGACTATCTATAAATTGTTCTAATACATATGCTTTTTTCTCAGTTATATCTTGCGATCTCATATTCATTGCTGTAAATTTCTTTACATCTTCTTCTGTAAACTCATAGTCTGAGCTTTCAGATCTCGCTGTTAACTGTTTTCTTGTTGCTTCTAGTTCAGCTTCATATGGTTGATAATCGTACTCTACAACGCTACTACCGGTTACAATACCTGTGGTAGGCGAAGCATAACCACCTGATGTTCTTTTTCTTTTTTCTGTATCAAATATACTTAAATCATAAGTACCTGTAGTAGGATCGTATTTATATTTTTCATTTATAGCTGTTATATCGCTATCATCAATCTTAGCACCACCTTCTAAATGACTAGTGTTATATATTTCAGATACAGTCTTGTATTCTTTTATATATGTTTCTTCTGATGTAACTGTTACACCTGATCTAGGTAGTTGTGTTGTTGTCTGTCTAGTATCTTGTATACCTATTTCTGTATCACCTATATTAGCTTGAGCAGCTAAAGTACCTTCAACATCAACACTGTGTTCTTTTATAAACTTTTTTAATTTTTCATAATTTCCATCTATATGTGAGTAAGGAGTACCATCTTCATTTTTCATGTATGGATCTATATCAAACATACCTATATCTAGTTCTAGCTTGATACTATTTTCACCATCAGGTGAAGTTACTCTAACAGCATCTGTAGATGGAAAACCTGTTGAGCTAGCCCATACAGTTGCTTCTTCAAATTTAAAGTCTGGAAAATATGATTTTAGGAGTGATACAGCTTCTTCCTCTTCAATGTTATCAAAGAGTTCTCTACGTTTAGCTGTTCTTTTGTTTATCAGGTTTTCATCTTGTAATTCTTGTTCACCTGGTTCTAGTTCGAAGGCATCGAACATTTGATCTGAAGGATCTGGAGTGTTTGGATCTAATGCAATAGGCTCTGGCTCTACATACTCAGGCACTGTGTTATCCACGACATTATTGTCTGTGTCAGCCTCGTTTGGAAGAGCTAATTCATAGTTATAAGAGTCTAAATACTCATCTAACGTAACACCTAATTCTTTAGCTTTACTTTGAGCTTGCTCCTTCGCAATAGGCTCGCCAGTAACGCTTGACACGTAAAAATCTGACATACTAATTTATTTTATTTTTTTATTCAAAAGCTTTTCAAGTCTATCCATACTGTAATTTTTGTATACAGTACCAGATATTCTGTCTTTAAAATTAAATTTAGGATTACCTTTAGCATCAACGCCTCTAAACCTAAACTCAGTATATTGGTTAATTTCGTTATCTAACATTAAATTGTTTATTTCATCTTTTAAATAACCAAAAGCTTTACTTTTATCCTCTTCACTCATTGTTGCAAAATCAGTACCTTCTTCAAGACCTTGTGATACTAAATACTTATTCATATCAAACTGACCAGCTGAATAAAAACTACCAAACGAAGAGAAGAAACCGTCACCACCACCATCACCACCATCAGGGTTTTTAGCGTTAAAACCATTAGTTGCTTGAGTGTCTAAAACATTTATATAGCTGCTTGTTAAATCTGCTTTTAGCTCTTCCATTGCCTCAGCAGCCATCATAGGATCATCACCTTGTATTATCTCAACTAATTTTTTATATTTAGGATCTTTAAAATCTAATAAACTTTCGTTAGGAGTTATTAATGGATCAAAGGCTAATGACAACACACTTTCTGTACCACCTTTTCTTAATACCTCTTGAAAGTTATTACTATATTTTAATTTATCAGGACCTGTTAGCTTTACACCTTTGTCAAATATACCTTGTGATTGACTTATTATATTGCTAGCATTAGTATAGTCAGCATTAAAATAATCAGGAAACTTATCATAAGCAGTAAAGCCCATGTCTTGATTACCAAAGTTTAAAGTACCATTTGATATATCTAACTGTAAAGAATTAGAGTATAAATCAGCATTAGCATGTTCATTAGCACTATCACTCATTATAGATATACTACCTTCTAAACTATCTTCAGCAAAGTCTTGAGCACCTTGGTTAAAGTTTGTCCATGCTTTTGTTAAGCTACCGCTTGGACCTAGCTCTTGTTCTATTTGAGAAGCTTGCATTCTTAACTCTTGATACATTGGATCACTCATGTTACCACCCTCCCTCATTCTTTCTATCTGTAATTCTATTTGACCTTTTTCTCTAGCTTTATTAAGTATATAGTCTTTCATCTGAGCTTTGTAAGCATCAGGAACTAACCCCATGTTAAAATCAACATTACCACTATCAATAGCGGTTTTCATTTTTTGTTCTGCTTGAAATTTTTGTAACTTATTAAAATTTGTTCCACTAGGACTTGCGCGTCTACTTGCAGCTGATAAATCTTTAACAGTAGCTACATAGTCACCTGCATAAGCGCCATAATTTTTATGACCTGAAAAACCTGATCTTTTTTGTGTATTTTGTGTTGCCATTTTATTTATTTTATTATCCTAATTGACCAGTTAACACAGCTTCACCAGCAGCTCCAGCAGCTTCACCCATTTGGCCAATGCCTCCGTATATAGCTTCTGTTGCTTTTGCTCTTGCTGCTTTTGCAGCACCTAATCTTTGAGATGATTGATCAAATAAGAAACTTTGTTTATCTAAGCCCATTTGTCTAGCTTGTGTAGCTCCTGCTAATTCAGATGATTGAAGTGCCATATCACCTTTAGCAGCTGCCATTTGGTTAGCGCTTTCTTGTTGAGCAATACTAGCAGATGCAGCAGCATTTTGTTGCGCACTTTGATTAGCCATAGTTTGAGCCAATGCAGCAATACCACCACCACCAGCAGCACCTGCCATACTAGACATAATGTTTGCTTGTGAAGCTTGATTTTGTTGTGCTTGAAACTGTGAGGCTTGTTGATTTACAGTTAAATCTTCATAGGCGTTTTCTTGATTAGCATATAAGTTAGACGTGTCAAAACCAGCCATACGCTGTTTTGCAGCATCAAATTCTCTTTTAGCAGCTCTTTCTTCTCTTTTTCTTTTACCACTACCTATAATACCACTAGCAATACTAGTTAAACCGCCTACTGTTCCACCTATTGCATCTTTTATTAAACCCATTATATTTTTTTAATTAAGTTATACATATATAATCACATATTATTTACTACTTTCAACTATCTCACTGTTTACTGCAAAAATCTCAGCCTCTGAATCAGAAGTGTTAACAAACTCAACTTCAGCGTAGTAACCAAGTAAACTTGACATATTAGCTCTAGCATCCTTACTAAACATGATAAAACTAGCACTAGTTGGTCTAGTTGTTGTAGCATCTATAAACACCTGCATTTGATTAGCTGTTGTTAAAGTACCACCCATTGATGTTGGTAAATCAGTTACCATACCCATTTCTACAAAAGCATTTGAAAACGCTTGCGTAGGGTTACCACTTTGATTTTCACTAAAAGCAGGATTTGTACTAGCATTACCAAGTTGAAAATCATTGTCTGTTATAACATGATCTTGAGTTGTCATATAGTAAGCTACATCACCTATTTGCAGTGAATCGTTTAGTTGATTATTAAAAGTTAAAGTTAATGTTGCCATATTTTATTTTTTAACAAGTTACCGCATTACTACCAGATACCGAATCAGCCATGCTGTTATAGTATGTGTCACCACTTACATAAGCTGTAGGTACACCAGTTGAAGCAGCTCCTTTTATTTGACCTCTAAAGTATTCAGTACTATTACAACCACCAGCAACTGTTCTCCATCTAACCCATTTGTTAGTTAAACTACCAAAGTTCATACAAGTTACAGCTAAATTACCAGCGGTACACGTTTGCGTTGCGTGTATGTAATGAGTACCACTGTATACACCGTTGTTGTTATAAGTATCTAATTCAAATCTAGCAACACTACCACCACCACCACCTGGTGCAGAAGCAACTTGACATGTAATTGTAGCGTTACCACTATCTTCAAAACCATCGTTTGTTTTGAAAGTAAATGTTGTATTACCAGAAGTACCATTGGCTGGTGTAAAAGTTAATGAACCTGTTGCACTATTTAAATTACTTATAGTACCATTAAGAGGATTTTGAACTATTGCGTAAGTTATTGTATCACCTTCAGGATCTGATCCTGTTAAATTTATAGTTGTAGCTGTGTTATGATCAATTTGTCTAGTAGCAGGATTAGCTACAGGCGCTTGATTTACAAAGTTATCTATATTTAAAACACTTTGAACAGGTGATGTTGTTCCTCCTTTTAATGAAGAGAAACCACCTGAACTACTTGCTATTGTTAACGTAGCAGTACCATTTCCAGTAGCATTTAAACCTAATATTTCAAACTCAGTACCACCGTTTGCGCTAGACTGAGTGTTTGTAAAATCATTTGTTGTTCCAGTTATTGTTGCTGAGTTACTAGCTAAATAGTTTATATCATCTCTAAAAACAGGTTGTCTTCTTAAAAACATATTTTTACCGCTAGAATGTACTACGGTCATTGATAAATCTTTTTTACCAAAAGCATTACCAAATTTATCAACATTTTCACCATGACCAACAGATATAACATTGTTTGTTTCTGTTATAGTTAAAGCACCTACTGATGAAGTACCTGTTACTGTTAAAGCAACGTTTGGCCTTTGAGTCATTGGTATAACAAAAGGATCATTATTGTTAACATTGTTTAATGCAGTGTTAGTTGCTGGTGATGTACCACCTTTAACTTTTATATCATATGTTTGGTTTGCATTAGTACCGTTATCTAAAAATGATACTATTGTTTCAAAAAACCCATCACTCGGCATTGTTATGTTAGCACTATAAACCTCACTACCAAAGCTAGTCCATGTGTCATTTATTACATTGTAATTTTTACCAGTACTAGATCTGATACATATTTGAATTGAACAACCACTATTACCATACACTCTTAATGTTCTTTCTGCAGGACCTTTTAATGGTAAATTACTTTGATCTATTGTAACACCTGATACTAAGTTTGCCGCAGCATCAAAAGCAGCGACAGCACCAGAGTTTATATCTATTACGTGTCCAGTAACAAATGCTTCTGGAGTTTTAAAAGTAACTACTACTTTATATTTTGTAACTCTACCAGCACTCCAAGCAATCTCTGTTATAGATGATTCGTAGTTATCGTTGTATGGAGATGCTGTTGGTGTTACTGTAGGTATACTTGTAAAGTAAAAACCATTATTAGCTTCGTAAAACTGAGTAAATATTTCTGTTCTATTGTTAAATGTATTTGAGCCAGAATACACTTGGTTAGTAGTTGCTGTTACAGGGCTAGCTGTTATGTTTGAATTAATCTTTTGAACCCAATGCCCAGCAAAAGTCCAAGGTCTTGCTTTTTTATCTACAGCAGCTCCATCAACATTTATTGTAAAAGTTAAATTAGCATCAGCAACAAAACTATCATCGTAATCACATGTTACTGTAACCTTGTTATCATCATGATATGGGTTGGCGTGGCTATTACCAAGAGTTATACTAGATATTCCAGTTGGAGGTGATGCTTTTGTAAAATCAGCAGCGGCAACAACAAAACCAGGGTCTGGTAATATAGTTAATACTTGGTTAGCAACACCTGTTAGGTTATTACCTTTAGTAACATTAATCGATGATGAATTTATTGTACAGTTAGTTAATGCCATTAGTCGTTATTTTCAATTATGTTTATTTCAACAGTGATTGGTCCTTGAGTATCAGCTATAGTTGCAAAGTTACCTATACCTTGAACATTAAACTCTTTACTATCTAAGTTTAATAATGTAGTAGCGTCACCTTTTATATAGTTGAACCATTTACCTTCTTTTTCTATAAACTCAGGTATAAAACCACTTTGTTTATCTGACACAACGTTGTCTACATACCAACCTGGTGTTTTACCTGGTCCTATGTTATATAATAAACCATCTGTGTCTTTAGAATCTGATATAATTCTACTTTGCGTACCTTCGTAACTTATAGTTTTAAAAGATTTTATAGTGTTAGGTGAATCATTAAGTATTAATTTTAACCTTGATCCTTCAAAGTTAGAAGTACTAGCGCTATTATATCTATATTGTGCACTGTAAAAAGTATTTCTTATAGGGTTATTGTGTTTATACATTTGACCATCTTTAAAACTATAATATATATTGTTTAATGATAATGCAAATTCAGGTATAAATGATTTTCTACTAGGCCAACCTGTTACTTGTTCTTTAAAACTTACGGTATCTTCACCACCTCTACTACTGCTACTAACCATTGTTAAGTTATAAAGACCCTTGCTGTCATCATAACTGCCTATTAAGTTATCATATGTTGCTAGGTTGTCTCTAAAGTAATCTACCATACCATGAGTTGATATAGGTGTTAAACCGTCTCTAGATAACCTTAAAACAACTCCTCGAGCACGATCAGTAAAGTATGATCTAAAACCATAGTTAGCAAAGCTTTCAGGGTTTTTACTTATACCAAACTTACCAACATATGGCATTGATTGTCCTAAAACTCTATTAGTAGCTGTTAATTGTGGATTACCACCAGCTTCAAATAAAGCATCTTTGTTAGCTAAGACCTTTAGTATTTTATCTTCACAGCAAACTGTTAGATCTGTATCTCTTTGATGTAATTTTTGTATTGATCCATATTCTGGATTTATATCTTTTGTAATAGCTTCAGCTATTATAAACTGGTTTGTTCTGTTAATACCACTTGTAGAATTGTATATACCAGAAAATATTAAACCATTTTTCTTGACCTCTTCTTTGTATTGCTCAGCTAGTGGAGCTGAAGCTTTAACACCTTTAGCTATAGTCATAGTGTTAAAATCATCTCTTATTCTATTTGATTCTACACCATTACCAAAACTAAAGCAATTAGAGTAATCTAAATTTTTAGCTAAACCATGATCTGCTATAGGAAAAGCTTGACTTGCTTCATAATATAAATCTAAATCTATTGCTTCTTTAGGCTCTGTTTCCCATATAGCTGGATTTTCTGTACTAAAAGTATTATCATCGCTGTACTCTTGTAGTATTTCCATGTTACCAAAAGTACTATTAGAAACATCTTGTTGGAAATCAAAAGCTGCAATTGGTTTATCTAATTCCATAACCATAAACAAACCTTTGTTTCTAGCCCAGTCATCATCAGACTCAAAAGCTTTATCAAAAAATCTTACACCAACTCTAGCGTGATGCTTTATTTTATATACTGTTCCATCAGGATCTTCTGTAAATCTAAACTTAGTACCTTGAGTACACAATGCTTTTGCAAAGTTAATATGTAAACCTTCGTCTGTGTTACCAACTTTTTCTAAGCTTCTTTGTGTGTGAAACATTATAGCTATGTAATCTCTACCAGTAACTATACCACCAGCAAATGGATCAGGTAAGTTATCTGATTTATTAGAACCACTAACATTACCTTGATTATCAACCGTTACTTGTGAGTGTTTAGCCATTAACTGTAGTTTACTACCTTTAACTTTACCTTTTATTGAATGAAAATCTGTACAGTTGTTAATCCAAAATCTAAACTCAGAACCTCTTTCCCATATATCACCTAATCTAGAGCTACTACAAGCTCCAGTTCTTTTATATATACCTTTTGATTCTTTTACTGAGTAATTACCTTCGTTACCTGTTTCTAGTATTTTTTCTTGTAACAATGCATCTCTATATACTTTAACAAAAAATCTACCTGTAAACTCAGCTTTTCTTTTTATTTCTGTTCTAGCTATTTCAAGCTCCATACCACTAACACCACTATTAAAGTTACCAGTTGGAAAATATTGTTTTACATCTTGTCTAAACTTTTCTTTTAAAAGAAATCTATATTCATCATCACCACTACCACTAGAATTTATATTTAAACTTATTGAAGCTACATCATAGTATTGTGATATACCACTAGAAGCTTTTATTCTTATACATAAATCAGATGCTGATAGTATTTCAGAGTTTTCACCAAACCTTGATTCAAAGTCATCTTTATCAATATCTACTGTAGTACCATCTGGTATTGGATAACCATCTGAAGAAAACTCGGTTGGTATCGTACCATAAGACACTTTTGTTTCTTTTAACTCTGTAGGTGCATTATTTTCTATAGCTATTACTTTATACTTAGCAGCCTCAGTAACAAACTCTTCACTATCGTGTCTTTTCTTTAATATTAAAAAAGTTTCTTCGTCAATTTTATTTCTTTCTGATGAAGCAAAACTTAACCACACATTACCATCTTCAGCATCGTACCAACGATCCATAGCTAAGTTATAATATTCGTTAGATGTTTCTTTTATAAAAAACTTATATGTTGTAGCAAAAGCTGGCGCTGGGCTTGTCATAGCTACGGTAATTTGATTAGCGTTAGGCGCATCATCTTTAGGTAATAATATACTTCCAGTATCATCAGCTTGCACAGGTGTTTCTCTACCATAAGCATCTCTATATACTATACCTACTTGATATGTTCTTTGTGACTTTAATGATTTGTTTGGAAAACCTACGTTAGAAGTAGTTCTTATATTGTTAACGACATCAAATTCAGGTGATATATCTACTCCTCTATCACTAATTAAATCAAAGTTCTGTGTATAATTACCATACACTATTCTGTTAGCAACAAGTTCTTGAGCTTGAGCTTTTAACGGAACACTATCAAAAGGTCTTAACAATTGGTTTGATTCAATTGTTTTATATATCATTTCACTTTCTAGCTCATAAGAACCAGTACCTGTCCACTGTTTGTCGTTATACTTAATACTTTTTACAACGTAAACATTACTACCATTTTCTTTTTTAAAACATATATCAACCTCTTCAACTTGTTTAGGTATGTCAGAAGGTATAAAGTTTGTTATTTTTAAAGAACGTAGATCATTAACCATACCTAAGTTATAACCTTGAGCAGGATCGTAACTAAATTCTTTAGGTAAAAAAGCTACTTCACTAAATGGCGAGAACGTTGAGTATTCACCATCTTTATATTTATATCTATAAGAAAATCTAACAAACTCTTTTTCAAACAAAGGATCATCTTGTTTTAACACAACTTCCCATGTTGTTGCTACTGTTGGTGTAGTTGAGCCTATTGATAATATTCTACATTTGTATGTGCTACCTTGTGGTTGACCAGCTTGTACTACAAGTCTTAGCTCATATTCATCATCAAAACCATTTGCATCATCACCAGCTCTTAATATAAGTACATCACCAGGTATATATGTAGGAAAGTTGTTTAACACTAAATCAACAAGATCACCAACACTTTTTAAGTTACCAGATCCATCGCTAAAATCAAAAGTAACAGTTGATGTTGTTATACCAGTAGCTCCATTAGATGTAACACGTTTTGTGTTAGCCATTGTTAACGTAGGTTCTACATTAGGTCCTTTCTTAATAACAGTTACATCTTCTTCTGTAAAAGCGTATGAATCAGAAGCTAAATTGCTTTGAGGAAGTAAAACTGTATGCGTGTTAAAATCCGTACTACCAGCTTTAAATTTTTCTATATTAATTACTTTTGGTTCAGACTTGTTATCTGTAAAAAATAATAAGCCGTCAATTATATTAACAGCTGTTATTTTAAATTCGTTAAGTCTTGAGAAACCAAAAACATTATTCTTATCAACAACAACAGGTGTTACTTGACCAGATATTTGGTCATACTCTGCTATTGCATCTACACTGTTACCATACAAAAACCAATATATCTTTTCATTTTCTGTATCTGCTATACCACCTACACATTTCGAACCAGCTATACTCACCTCTACACTGTAAGCTAAATTATTACCTAATATGTTTGTAACCGCGCCAACGTCATCACCGTCAGCACCAGACACCTGTATATTTAAAGCATCTCTATACTGACCATTAGGCAATAACCTCTCATCGAGGTCTTTATTCATTTTCCCCGCGGTAAAAGTGTGTTGTATTTCCGGCATTGTTTAGTGTTTTATAAATTTCGATTTACCTCTCATTACTTGAGCTAACTCTTCAGATTTAAAATTAGATAATCTTAATTTAGCCTGTCTTATAGCTGCAAATCTTTCTTTCTTAAATCTTTGAATAACATATTCAGGTACAGCTTGTTTTACAGATAATATAGCGTGTGCTACCCATTTATATAATGCTTCTTCAGCAAACTTGTGTATTATTTTTTCTTCTTCAGTACCAACACCATCACTTATATATTTTAGTACTACTGTTTTTTGATTCATTGTATTACTAAAGTGTATATAACCTCTAACACCATCTATATAGTATACACCATTTACCTGAGCGTTTTCAGGTTCTAAACCATATCTTTTACCTTCAGCTGTATCAAAGTCATTAATATCATATCTCATGTCAAGATCACTATTAGCTTGACCACTGTTGGCTTGATACCTAGCCCACTCAACAGAATCACCTGCTTCCATTATAGAACCATCTTCATTAAATAAATAATTAAAACTACCGTCTTGTAGTATGGATCTAGGGTTGCTAGTTTTTCTTGCAGGTTGTAAAACTCTTTCAATACCATTATTATCTATATAACATACTTTAACATAGTTAACATAGTCGTGAGGCAGAGCCATTTTTAAACTTGGTGGTACTTCTATCTCTTGTGATTTTTCTGACTTTAATGTATCATAGCTAAGTTCCTGTAAACATCTTTGAGCATGAAATAATACATCAGCTCTCTTTACCTTACCTATTATTTTATCTTCACCAACGTAAGAAAACAAAAAGTTATTTACAGCATCTTGTAATGTTATATATTGATAGTTACCTAAGTCTTCGCTAAACGTTGTTTGTCTAACTATTATTATAACACCATTAGCTGGTGCTGTATCAAACACTATACGACCTGAGTTACTACCAGTAGCAGTATAAACATAAGTGTTAGTGTTTTGTTCTACACCATCTATAAATATTTGAAAGTCAGCCTCAGTAGCTGGTAAAGGATCAAAGGTTAATCTAAACTCATTACTAGATCCAGTTATACTACCATTAGCGTTTTCAAATGTCTGCTGGTTAGCATAATATTGTTCATTAGTTCCTGTTAATAGTGGCATATCTTATTGTTTTTCTTGTTGTGTGTTTTGTGCTTCTTCTTGAGCAGCTATTTGATATAGATCAGTTTGCTTGATTTGTATACCAGCTAGTTCTAATATCTTTATAACTAACTCAGTTTCTTCTGACGCATGTAGTTCAAAATTTGCAGAAGTGTTAGCGTTGTACAATGCAGATCCATTAGCTGTGTTTATAACATAACCCCAGTTGACAGCTCTTGGTCTAGCTATATAATTAAAAAATATATCTGTTTCTACAGTTATAGTTGGAAAGGTTTGAAAAGTTTGTTCTGTTAATTGTACATAACACGGTCGTGTTACGGTTGGTGCTATTAATGGAGCGTTTTGTATATGGTGAATTTGATTTTGATTTATTTTTTCTATTTCAATATAATCACCTTTGTATTTATAATATACCTCACCCATTCTGTAGTATGCTGGCCAAGTACCAATACCTGCAGCTGAAAGATCTGTTAATGCTGCTCTGAATCTTTCAAATATATCTACTTTTTCATTTATTAAATCTATCATATCAGCATAAGTAGTATCATTACCTGATATTCTACCAAACTGATTTAGATCATAAAAATATTGCTCAAATATATCCATCTGAGCTTGGTTGGCAAATAGATTAAACTCCTGAGGCGTAATATATCCTCTTTGCTCTTTGTTAGCAATTGCTAATACTCTTTGATAAACTGTGTTTATATTTACTGCCATAATTTCTTTTTTATAGTAAGTGGTCACCTATAGAGATGACCACCTCTATAAATGATTATTATTTTAATCTTTTTTCTAATGTTTTAAGAACCTCTAGTCCTTCATCAGTTTTTAGCCAAGCGGCTAACGCTGAATATGGATGTTCTTCAAATGGTACTGTAAATAGTTTTCTACCGTTACTTGCCCATGTGAATTTTCTGTTGTCATTAGATAATTTGATAATATCAGCTTCAACTGCTTTAATACCAACGTTTCTAAGTTGAACGTTATCATCTCCAGCTAGTTCAATAAATGCAGAAGGTTTTCTTTTTGCAAACATCAAAGCATCTCTTTTAATTTCCTTGCTTGACATTTTTCTAACCTTACTACCTAATTCAACTCTCATTATTGCTTCTAAGTCGTCTATTTCTAATTTCTTAGCTAAACTTAAAGCGTTAAACTCTAACTCAATTGCATCGACTTGATTTGTTGCTATTTCAACAGGTTTATACTCAAAGAATAACGTTCCGTTTAATGGATGTAATTCTAAGAATTTAATCAGGTTAGGTTTAGTTTCAGGAACAATTAATTTTCCTGATCTAAATGAAATATGACCTAATGTTGCAACACCTTTTTGTTCTTCAACGAAAGGTGATTTTTGGTTAGTTGCATACCTTAATTCTTGTTGATGTCCCTTTTCTTTATCAAAATGAAGTAAAGGTTTTCTTCTTGTATGCTTTGATTGTAGTGTAACTACAGGTGGCTGTTGAGCCCCTTTTAATAAATATACTTTGTCCATGATATAATATAATTTAATAGTTTATAAAAATAAAAGCGTAGGGAGCCGAAGCTCCCTTTGCTTTTAATAATGTGATATTATTGCTTCAATAATACGAAGTTATTCGCAGCTTGAACACATAAACATCTTTCTGAAAGGAAGTTTACAACCATTTCATCAGCGTCACTTGTATAGCTACCACCAACTGATCCAGTAATCCAAGATTTGAATTTTCTGTCATCAGCTTCAGAAGCTCTATATCTTACGTGTAAGAACGGTCTAGATATATTTTTTCCAAGATTTTCATCATAAACAGTTGAAGTACCAGCAGGTACAATAACTCCTTCTACGTCACTTACTAGTCCTCTTGTTACAGAGTCATTTAAGTATTTCCAGTCAGTTTTGTAGAAGTCATAAGAACCTCTTCTGAAACCAGAGAAACCTAAATTAAGCGCCATATCCTCATCGTTGTTGAATACACCGTAAGATGATCCACCAGCAGAAGCAGAGTTAATTGAAGCTAGCATGTTGTCAATTTCTAGAGACGTAGCTCTATTTAAGAACATCATGTTTTCTTCAATAGCACCTTGCTTGTCCAATTCTTGTAGAATTGTATCAAACTCAGTTAAACCACCTTGAGCGAAAGGAGCAGAACCAGCTACCTGATCAAAATCAGTTCCAGTCCATACTAATCCTCTTGCATTTAAAGCAGAGAATAATCCTTGAGTACCACCAACCGCGAAGTTGCCAGTTCCTTGGTATGTATGTCCAGTAGGCATATTTACTTGCTCACCTTCGATCATTACCATTTCCATTTGATCCTCAAATCTTAATCTAGCTTCATGCTCAGATTTTAAGTACCATAAATAACCAGAAGCACCGTTTTCAGTTGTAACTTCAACCCAACCAATTTGAGCAGTGTCAGAACCAGAGATTCTGTATCTGTCTCTCATGATAGTAGGTCTGTTGCTAAACTGAGTAAACTTAGCATCCATAGAACCAGCTAAACCGCTAGATCCTTTCATGTATTCAGTACCGTAAACAAAGATTTTCACGTCTTCAGAATTACTAAAGTTAACGCCACCAGTGTTTGCACCAGCATCGTTATTTCCTGATAATCTTCTTTGTGTGTAAGGAGCAACTGTAATATTAGCAGTACCACCGTTATTAACTACTAAACATTTTAAAACTTTAGTACCAGCTAAGTTAGAAACTACGATAGTATCGTGGTTTTTGATTAAGCTAGTTCCATCAGCTTCTAATGGAATAGTAATTGAATTACCGTCAGCATTGTTAATGTTTGCAGACTCTCCTGTTACTTCGTCGCTATATGCAACGTGTAGTCTTCCTTGCTCCGACCAAATTACTTGATCTGAAGCCATTGGCATTTCAGCTCCTACCATTTTTAAGAAACCAGAGATTGTTCTCTTTCCGTATCTTTCTACTTCTTTTTCGTAGATTTCTGGTAAAAATTGTTGTGCGAATGTTCCGCCACCTGATGCACTATCAAATGATAAATAGTTATCATTATATACATCTTGTGTAGGACGCGGAGTTAAATGTGCTAAGTAAGCACCTGAACTCGAAAAAGGCATAATTTTTAATTTTTAATTGTTAAACTTATTTTTTAATTTTAACTCTAAGCTTGTTAGCATTATCACCAGTGATCGCTCTTACCTTCATACCTCCAGCTTCAACTTGTCCAGTAAACTGTTGTCTTGGGTCCATATTTACATTTTTCGCCTTGGCAACACTTTCTTTCATAGCATCTGCTTTACCTTGTTGGTAAAAATGATTTGCTACCGCATCTGCGTTCATAGCAGTAAATAATGATTTATGATAAGCCTTAGCATTATCCATTTCGTTGTTTTTATTCAAAAACGGTTTTACAAAATTATTGATATTGCTTTGGTTATTTTTAACCTTATCTACGTCTTTAACATTGAACCTAAATCTTTTTTCACCAATACTATATTCAAAACCTTTGAATTGATCAGTAAAAACTTCGTTAGTTTTCTTATTAAAAACATCCGATCTTTGTTGAACACCTTCTTGCTCTTTGTTATACCTATTGAAGAAATCTACAGCTTTTTGTTGATCTGAAGTTAACTTAACTCCGCTTTTAATTTCCGCATAGTACTTGGATTTTAAACCTTCCAAATGGTTCTTAGCATCAGCAACTTGCTCTTTCAATGCTAATTTCTTTCTACGAACATCTTTTTCTTCATCAACGTCTTCGTTGTAAGAAAAACGATCTTCCATAACAAAACTAATTTCATCATCAGTAAGATGTGGTTTAGTTTGTTTGTAGTATTCTCTTAATAATTGATTTTCATCGTAATTATTATAGTCTTGATTTAATCTAACGTATTCTTCAAGACTTCCACCAGTTTCACTCATAAAGTCTACAACTTTTTGAATATTTTCCGGTAAAGGATCTCCTGTTTGTTTAGCTTCTTCAATAGCTTCAACAACTTCTTCTTTTGTTTCTTCTACTTTCTGCTCAACAACTTCTTCATCAGTTATCTCCTCAACAACGGGTGTATCTTCTACCTCTGTTGTTTCTTCAGGAGTAACCTCTTCTTTAACTTGTTCTACAGGTTCTTCTTTTTTACTTAAATCAACTTTAGCAACATCATCTTTTGGTTGCTCTTCTTTCTTTTCACTTAAATCTACTTTTGATATTGTAGGTTCTTGTGAGGTAAGTTTTTTAGGTTTAGTAGCTTTCTTTTTAGCAGGTGCTTTCATATTGCCACCCTCTGATTCTACTTGTTCCTTAACTTCCTTTGCTTTTGTTTTGGTTGGTTGAACTTCTTCAACTACCTTTTCTTCTTTTTTATTAGCCATAATATAATATTATAAAATTAAACAAATTATCTAGGGATAAACTGTCCTAGATCAAAGCCTGTGCCTAAGTTATCATTACCTGTAGACTCAAACTTTTTAGGTGGTTTACCACTATTTCTTTGGTCGATTAGCTCAGATTGTTGACTAGCTTGTATTCTAGTTCTTTCATCTTTACGATCTTCCTTGTATTTTTCTTTTTTATCGACCTTTTCTTCTTCGATACCTTTTAACTGCATGTTAAGTTGAAACTCATAAGCCATTAGTGATTTTTTAAGTTTTGCCTCTTGCATCATTTTTTGTGATTCAAGTTGAAACTTACCTTCTTCTAACTGTAATTGAGACTGAACAATAGCTTGATTCTTTTGAACTTCAGCCTGTGCAGCTACTTGTTGAGCTTCTGCATTTGCTTTAGCTTGTGCTTCAATGTTTTGTTGCTGTATCTCTTGATCTTTCTTTTGTTTCTTCTTTCTTCTAATCTTTAACAATTGATTAGCTAGCTTAACATTTTTAATCATTCTAAGATCAACAGCATCTTCTAACTCTATACTTTGTTGAGTTAAAGCCATTTGAATATTGTTTTCTAGTAACTGTTTTTCTTCTTCATCTGGTTCTAATTCAATAAATATACCAAAGTCATATAAATGTAAGTTAGCCATTTCTTCTAACGTTGCTACATTATGAGAACCTATTTGTTGTATAAATGCTTCTTTTGTAGGTGAGTATTCAATAATATCAGATATTCTTAACGATACACCTTCAGCTGTTTCAGCTGTTAAAAATAATCCTGCTTGTAATATATGTCTCGTAGCAGTGTTACTATTTGCAGCAGCTATTTTTTGTACACCAACTAGTGATTTCGCGTCTGGCGTGCTAGCATCCCTTGCTTCATTTAAACCGGTGACATCTCTTATCATTTGAAGATAATAATTATAAGTCTGAATTAATGACTGTAGTTTTGCACCACCTGCCCCAGATTGAATTTCTTGAATAGGAATTTTTCCTGGGTTCATATCACCTTCCGATGTCATAGATCTACCTATAATCGAACCTGTTTGGAAAAACATGTTCAAAGCTTCCTGTGGATTATAGTTAGTACCATTACCTAAATCTATTTCCGCTAGGCCATCAGCATCCATATATATGCCGTCAGGTACCATTCGCGATAACACTTGTTGTAGTTTTAAATGGGTTATTTGTATCATATCAGCAAAACCTGTAATTCTACCAACTAATGATTCAATTTTACCCTTGTACATTCTTGGAGCAACTATATTGTAGTTCATTTTAACTTTTGTATAATCACTCTTAGGTCTTAGCATATTCTTAGCTAGTTCCCATTTTATTAGCTTATCTGTGCCTAAAATCATAGCGCCTTCGTAAAGCACTTCAATTTGTTTTTCTAGTTTACCAAATCTTTGTTCTAACTCTATATCCATTACAGGATCAAAGCTTTCATCTTTAACAATAATTTTAGCAGCACCTGAAGCTGTTTCTTTTACTTTATAAATTTCTTTAGCATATGTTTTCCAGTTAAAGTATAAAACCTGAACCATATTCTTATCTAACTCATCAAATTGCATTGATGAAGTATAATGTCCTGTTTTCCTTAAACTTTGACCAGCTATTTCTTCTAGTTCACCTTGTGTTAAATCAGGAAATTGTTTTACTAATTCATTTACAGGTATTGTTTTTACTTCACCAATATAGTATACATCGTCAAAGTATGGATTTTCTGTATATGAATAAACTAAGTTAGCTGGATTAACATAATCAATTTTAACACCCTCAGATGTAGTAAATGAATTTTTAACAGCACCAATACCTAAAACAGTTAGATCACGGTAAAATCTTTTTCTAGTAAGCTCGTATTTATTACCATTCATTATAGTAGATATAGCTTGTTCTTCTGCTATCTCAACAGCTTGTTTATAAGAAAGCTGCATATGTAATTCTAACTCTTCTTTACTATCAGGTAATTGTTCTTCTGGTGTTTGTATTATATTTACACCAAAAGCAGCTTGAGTATACTCGTTAAGATCTTTATTCTTCATATCGATCATTAAATCCTCCATATAAGCTGTTCTTTTACTAACACCAAAAGGATCTTGTGAGTATGCTTTTATATCATAAACTCTTTCTGCTATACCATTGACTACTATATCTACAAATTTAGGTATGATAGGTACTGGTTTCCAGTCTAAGTTTAAATAGCTTAAGTCACCATTAATTGATAACTCATCTTTATATTTTTGTACAGATTGCTCTCCACGAGCATATAACCTTAACTTATTAAAAGTATCTTGATTGCTAGCAAACCTATAAGTAACGCCGTCTCTTTTAAACCACTCGTCTTCAATAGCCTTAGCGACTTTAAGTCCATATTCTGGACTCATTTTCTCCATATCGCTAGCTACTTGACTAGGAAAATGATCTTTTATTATTGATTCAGCCATATTATTCTGTTATTAATTTTGATAGCGTTCCTTTATTCTTATATTTAGCTATCTTTATATTTAGTTTTGTTGTTTGTTTACCAGCACTCGGACTATATAAATGTCTGTTACAAGCCATAATAGCTAAACCCGTACTTATAGAAGCATCGTGTTTTGTTCTATTATTTATATCAAACTTAGCCCAGTCATTTAATGTTTCATTAAAATATAAGCTACCGTGAGATCCATCGCTCTGTATACCAACATTTTTCTGTATATACATTTCAATAGCAGCTGCATGTGCTTGCTTTATGTCTTCACTTGAATTAGGTATTCCACCTACTTCTTTCTCTGCTACTGATAATTTATTCCAAACTTTATCAGGTCTATTCATTGAGTATGCTCTATAACCTCTACGTTTAAAATAATATAATAATCTTGGTTTGTTGTTCTCAGCAAGTATAGGCATACCATAAAATACACAAGCCATTAATACATCTTCAAAAAATATCTCAGCAGTTTGTGGTCTTGCTATATATTCTAAAAAGAAATGATTTGCAGGTGCATCTTCCATGCTAAACTTAGTTAAACCATGTAAAGCACCTTTTGATCCCATACCGTCAACAGTACCTGATATATCGTAACTATCACAACCAAAAGCACCCATGTGTTCATTACCAGGATATTTTCTACCTCTATCTTCTTTTACATTGTTTTGTAAATGAACTGGTGGTGTCCAGGTTATTTTAAACCTACCTTTTGGATCTGGATAAAACATAACTTTGCTATCTTTTATACCGTTAACCCATTGGAAGTTACCTCTAGTTATATTGTTTTGAGCACCAGCTTCTTCATTAAAATCTATCTGCTCGTATATTCTTGCTAAATTAAATATACTGTTTTGTGTCTCGTCTCTGAAAGCATGTTCTTCAGTTCTTGGAAATTGTCTATAAAACTCGTTTAAAGCATCTCCATCGTGTTTTAAACCTTCAACTTCGTTTTGCCAATGTTCTAATATACCTATATCAATAAAATCACCAAAAGGATCTAATACTTCTTTGTCTGGCGTTTCGAATACAGGTAACCCATAAGAATCAATGAAGCCTTCGTAGTTCCATTCCATAGGTATGAACAAACTATATAATCCCGAGCTAGTCTGTCCATTGCGGTTTCTTTTTGTGACATCTGAATCTCTATAAAGTTTTTTGAAGTTGTCACCGCCTTTATCTAAAGCATTTGATGTTGAACCCATCATACACTTACCAATAACTCTACTACCTAATCGTAGTGTTGTTTTTGTGACCCTCCAGTTATTTAATATATTGTTTGGTCTTTCCCATTTACCACTTTCATCGTGTGCTAGTAGTTTAAGCTTTTCACCATCATAACTATTATCACCAGTGTTTTTCCAGTCAATAGTTGTATCTAGTCCTTGTAAGTCATTATCATTACTACCAGCTTCAATTTTTCTTCTAGTTAACTTACTAGCTGGCACTCTATATGCTAATTCTGTTTTAGGTCGATCCATACCATCTTGAATCGGTTTAAAAAAGAAAGGATAGTTAACTGATATTGGTACAACCTTGTCAGTAAACATCTTCTTTGCGTCAGGACCAGTTTTTGATAATATACCAAACCTAGCATCACTTGATATTGTAGCTTGGTTTACTAATTCACCTGAAGCCATAAACGAAAAACCAGATCGTCTATTTTTAAGATAGCACATACCGTAGCATCGTTTATCTGCTTTGCAACCTTCCCAAAATATATAAAACAACCTATTAGCTTCTCTAAAATCAGGATTACCTACATCAATTTTACTCCATTGTAAATACATATAATGAGTACCGGTAATATAAATTGGTACACCTTTGCTGTAATACCAAAACCCTTCTTCTCTTCGCTTAAACTCTTCGTCTATATAATCTACATACTGATTTTTAAAATCACCTGGATATTCTCTCCAGTCAAATATAGTTTTAATTCTTTGTAATGCTTTTGGTTGATTAGTTATCTCCCATTTGTCACTATCAAACCTATGTACTTTTTTAGGTTCTGGTGGTAAAGCTATTTGAAAGTTTTGTATTTCATATATCTCACCTATTTGACCTGTTTTACTAATTACAACAATATCATGTTCTTTATTATAACCGTATTGCCAAGCTTTTTTCTTATTAAGCCTTTTTATAGTATTTATCTTAATAGGTTCAACAACCTTTATTAAATCTTGTTGGTAAGCCATTATCTAGATCTTCTTTCAGCAAAACCTTTAAAAGTGCTTTCTTTCTTTTCTACAGGTTTATCATTTAATATAGCTTCTTCTTCTTGTATTCTAGTCAATATTTCAAAAGCATCGAATATAGCTAGCTTTTTTGTGGCTGCAGCATTTTTTAATCTATCCGCAGATATATCATCATCACTATCAACAATAGGTTCCTTAGCAACCTTAATTAATTCCTCAACTGCCTTTTGCCCAGCTTGGATTATATTCTTCTTCGTCTCCTTTATGTTCATATTTAATTGTAATTGAGTTACTGAATATTCTATAATATAGTTCGCCATCTATAACAAACTCATATTCAGTATTTGGTTTAAAACCTACTAGATCACCTGCTTTTATACCAGCGTCTTGTAGTTTTTTATCAGGATAAGACATAAAACCTATTAAAGGTTCTGTTTTTTCTACGCTTAATGGATCTTTTGCTTTTATTGGCTTTACAAAACAAAAAGTATCGTTTGCAACCCAGCAACAATATCTTTTATATAAAAATATCTGATCGTTCTCAACAAACCACATATCATCTTTATAATATGACTTACTGTTTTTTTCTATACCTTTCATATCTTTCCACCTTCTAAAAACATTGTGATGTACTACAACAATGTCTCCTTTTTTTATTGGTGTTTCAATATTAGCTGGTATTCCAACAACTTTAGCAAACCTATTCACATACCTGTGGTCAAAGTTATCAGTATTAACTATTAACTCTTTGTCACCGACAGGTAGTGTGTTTTGGTATCTTTTTTCGTTTAATGGTTTTACAATATAATTAAATACTGTCTTCATTAATATTCAAGGTTATATTCTACAGATATTGCCATGTTCTTGTTAAAGTCTTTCCAAGGAAGTACTTCATCCGCTTTCTTTATCAATATACTAAACTTAGTTTCTTCTTCGATTATATGTTCAATAGTATGACCTCCATACACTTCTTGACCAACAGCATAATGCATGGCATCGTTCTTATAGTCTTTACCTATGCTTATTTTTCTAATTAAGTGATCCATTTTCTTCAGGTATTTCTTTCAAACTACCATCTTGAATATTAACAGATACTTTACCGTATTTGCTTTCTAATGAAGTTTGTATTACATTTAATTCTGTTTGCAAGCTTCCTAACATTTCAACAGCTTTGCTTTGTTGAACAGTTAACCCACCTATTTGCATTTGTAAGTTATTTATTTGACCTACTTTATCTTGAATACTTTTTAATTCGTCTTTTGTTATTTTTGTTGCTTTTTTTGCCATTTTATTTAATTTTAGTTTACTTTTATATTATTACGCAATTGTCACGCTTTTTACTTCTTTTTTACTTCTGATGCTAAGTACCAGTTTTTATACGTTTCTCTTTTAAACATTATCCACTCTAAATAATCATCTATTTTTTTCTTCCAGTTTTTATCAACTTCAGGATTTATAATACCTGACTTGTAACTTGAGAAACAAAAATTAATAAACTTTTTTGCTTGTACTTGATTTCTAAAAACATGATTATTTATACAATAAAAAGATCCTCTTTGTATATTATTCCAAACATCAATTGGTTGTATCGCTTTACCTAAAACAGCCGCGTAAACAGCACTTTCACTTATGTGTGTTGTATATACGTTTTTAGCTTTTTGTAAAAAGTAATACATATCTGCGTTTCTTGGTAGTATACACTCTTCACCAAAAAAATCTTTTAACTCACCAATAATTTGATGTGTTGTTATTGGATGCGGCTTAAAGTACACATTATCTCCATGTTCTTTTTTAATCCACTTTAGTTTATTTAAACATACATTTTCTCTAACTTTATTAGAACCAGGTAAAACAACTAAATTATCTTTAGCTTCGTATTTTGATGTAACATCATCCCTGTCTGTATATTTATTACTATCATTTTTAACAACCTTGTCAATAAGATAAGAAGCATAATCAACAGTTGGGTAACCAAGTTCTTCCTTATCATACCATGACTCTATCATTTGCTCGTTTCTTAACTTGTAATTTAAAGGTTGTATGTAAAAATTACCAGCATACTCAGTATAACCGAGTGTTTTAAAATATGGCATTTCTTCTGCCATAACATCGTAAGCACATTCAATACCGATCTCAGCACAACGTCTTCTGAAGTAACCTTCTACTTGCTCTAAGTCGTATAAACTTTTGCTTTTTTTGAGTGGACCTATTCTTGAGTCTAACTCTTTTTTATTAAACATTTCCATATAATTAAATTTAATTTATTAGTATTATAATAGTTACACGTTTTTACGCTTTTCTACCTACCACCAGTGAAAGGTGCGTCACCAAGTTGACCAAAGTTATCACCACTACCATCGTACCAGTTTGTGTTAGTTGATCTAGTAGTGTTAAACGTAGTGTTAAACGTAGTCGTTGTTGTGAATGTAGTAACAGTAGCTGTAGTCGTATTAAAAGCTGTAACAGTGCTAGTATTAAACGTTGTTATTGTATTAGTACTTGTATTAAAAATAGTTGCTGTATCTGTACTAGTTTCAAAAGTGGTTACAGTTGCAGTTACAGTATTGTAAACAGTTGTTGTAGACGTCGAGGTTACAAATGTAGTCAATGTAGTAGTATTAAATACGGTTGACGTGTTCGTGCTCGTGTTAAATGTAGTAACTGTAGCAGTAGTTGTATTGTAAGCAGTTATAGTATTTGTACTAGTATTAAATGTAGTTACAGTACTTGT